ATCCTAATATTAATGCTTTTCCGGTGCCGGAAATTGTCGAATTCATTATGTTAGTTGATGATGTAAGTCCATAACTTTGAATATCTAAATTTCCACCTAATTGAGGTGTAGTATCATCCACAATATCGGTCATCCCTAATGGGACTTCTACAATATTTGGATTCGTAGCATCATCCGCAGATGCATAAATAACTTTCCAGTCTTTCTTTGTTGTTGTCCAAGTTACACTTGATCCTGAACCACTGGCATATTTAAATTCAACCGTATAAGCACCTGAGGTGCTATTTTTAATAAAATACCAGTTTTCAACATCCAAAGGAATTGTTACAATTTTATTTCCTGTAATAGCTTCAGGAGAAACGGCTCCTAAAATAATAACTCTTGTTGCAAGAGTTGCCCCTGTGCCTCCGTCTGTAACTGTTAAAGTAGTTGTATTGGCGCCTGTTCCTGCCGTATTAAGTGTTTGAACTTTATAACCACTGGCAATTTGTTCGGAAAGATTCCAGTTAGTATTAGTAAGAGTCCCCCATGTACCAGATTTTTCGCCGGTATTCATTAATTGAACCCCTAGAGGGGTGTATGACGATGGCATAATTTTTTAATCTCCTTGATTTAATAATCTTTTATTTGTATTTTAAATAGTCCACGCTCTCTTGTCAACTGGACTGCTTTTAGTCCTATGCAGCAGTATCTACTTCTGCCCAAGTATTTGTTACGCCTGGTGAAATTTCTGTCCAAGTATTCGTTACTCCTGGTACAACTGGCGACCATGCAGGCACTTTAACGCTTGTTAGACTACTGGTAATAGCAATTCCCGTCAGTCCTACGGTTACATCATCTACATCCACTGTTCCAACAGAGCCTGTTAAGGCCTGTCCTGATACAGCGACTTCGATACTAGGAACAGCAGTTTCATTTCCTAAAGAACCTGTTAGAGCTATTCCCGTTAATGTAACATTCGCATCAGCCGTAACCGTTTCTGTTCCAAGAGATCCTGTTAAAGTTTGTCCTGTAGGATTAACAACTTGTATAGCATCAACGGTTCCTACAGAACCTGCTAAAGCACTTCCTGTAAGAGTAACATTAGCGTCTGCTGCAGCGCTTTCTGCTCCGATAGATAAAGCTAAGGCAATTCCTGTTGGTTCCGCAAGAGCGTTTCCACCACCGATGGCAGTACCCGCACTCATAGTAGCTGCGCTTCCTGTAAGCGTAACATTAGCGTCTGCGCTAACGGTTTCAGTTCCTATAGAACCTGTTAAAGCTATTCCAGTAACTGCTACATCAATACTAGGAAGCGCTGTTTCAGTTCCTAACGAACCTGTTAAAGCTATTCCAGTAAGCGTAACATTAGCGTCTGCACTAACGGTTTCCGTTCCGATAGAGGCCGTTAGAGTGGTACCCGTCACGGCTGCATCGATAGAGATAGCCGCAATAGCGGTTCCTGCACTTGTAGATAAAGTAGAAAGTTGAGAGCCTAGCCCCCACGTGCCGTCGCCAAAACCTTCAACGAGCGATCCCCACGCACCATAATCGATAACAACAGCGTTATCTTCCCATGATCCGTGTCCCCACGCATTTGAGCCCCATCCGGATGCTGCATCAGGATTATTAACATAAGCCCATGATCCATACCCCCACGCATTTGAGCCCCATGTGGATGGTGAGCCTGCCATTTAAAACCTCCTAAGCTAATCTTATGATCGCTGCAGATGTTGTAAAGGCTGGAAACTGTATCGTAAATGTTCCTGCTGTGGCCGTTTTATCTCCACCAAAGTCCAAAACAGCAACTGCTGCATTGGTAACTGCTGATGAAGTATTATAAATTAATGCACCTCTCGCCGTTAGGGTAACACCCGTAAACGACAGATCTGCAAAATCTACAATAGCCGTAAGTGTAGCGACTGAAGTTTGTTGACTTGCTAATGCTTTTCCGCCAGCGCTATAATCTCCACTGCCAGTATCAGTACTTTCCCCAGTAGCTGTGTATGCTGTTGCGGAAGCACTTAAGTTTGCTGTGCTTAGATATAAAGCTAATTTAAATTTATCTCCTCCAGAGTCAAAATCTGCGTCACCGTCAAGAAGTTGTTTTTTAAACGCCGTACATATTGCTTGTGATATTGCCATAAATTTTCCTTATTAAAATTATTTTAAGTTTCTCCATTGTTCGGGAGAAGGTGATGGCACCGGTATTCTCGGCACACCATCCGTATATTCTCCCCGTTTTCTTCGCCCCATTTGTTCTAGGGCATAAGCTTTTATAGCTTCATTATACTTGTCTTCATAGAGCTTGTACATATCCATCGGTCCTTTAAGATAGCCAAAACAATTAGTTAAACAGCCATAAAGTAAAAGATCAGGATCTTTAGTTGAAAGAGTCGTGGTTGTATTACTCGAGCTTAAAGCTTCTGGAGTAAAGATATAATTCAATTGAACTCCGTAAACAACATCGGGAGTTGGAGCAATCGCTACCGTATTAGGATCCCAATCCGCCCAATATTTAGGCGTTCCTGTTTCGGTAGGGGAAGGGTAATATTCACTTATAAAACTGGTATCTCTTTTTTGTAACATAACCCGTTCAAATGAAGCGTCCCCTGTTTTTGTATGAAGTTGTAAGGATCGAATAATATAGCAATCCGCTGGAAGAGCAACATAACGATTAGACCCCGTCGTTAGGGATGTTTCATATTTTCTAGAATAATCGGCATCCACCGCTCTAAAAATACGAAACTCTACATCGCGAATAATACCATCTAAAATTGTAGAAGTTAAAACACTACTCCCGACTTCGGTGTAATCCCTTAATTTAGTAATGAGCTCTGCATACGTCATGTTATCGTTATTGTTACCTTTCCTACAGATAAGGTTGCCTGTCTTTTTTTATTAGCTTGGTTAGCCGTTTCAGGAGGAAACATACTTCCTTCTGTTCCTGTGCTAAACCATAAAGAGGGAGATAAAGAAACAATAATACCTGATTTTTCTTGAGGCTTAGGGTGTTGTAATGCCACGGCATCGGCTCGATGATAGGGTGGATTAAGTTGAGGTTGTTTCGGCGTGTATTCTGAAACATGCACCCAGGCTCCTGTCCACTCTTGAACCATTTCGTTATAAGGAAACGCCATTCCAGAACGATCTGAAATTCTTTGCGCGTATTTACCTGTTGCCCATGTTCCCATTATGATGCTGTTGTTGGATAGTAAGCTTGCGGAGAAATATAAGTACTTGTTCGTGAGCCGTCCTCCGTCAATGCTCGTTGTAATGAATCTTCGTATAATAATTTTAATGCTTGAATTCTGTCGGGCGCTCTCTTAAGTGAAAGATTAAAAGCTAATCCCGCGCATAATGATGGTAGAAATCGATTCGGTGCATCAGGATCATTAGTGTACGCTCCAGCGTCCTCGACCCTTTTAATTGCATAGTATTTTAAATAAGTATAAGTGGTCGCATTAGGGTTTGGATATAATATAATTTGTGGTGTTGCCGGATTCACGCCTTGTCGATCAACAAAATATTGTGAAGGTTGCGATCGTGTGCCTTTACCCGCTAAAGCCGCATAAGCTGAACGATCAATTTTTGTTAATGAAACATCGCTAGAACTTGTAGAATTATTAATCAGCGTTGCATTATTAGAAATGTACGCTTCCATAATATCACTGGTACCTGCTTCTGAAGAATATTTGCTAGTACCTGCCGTTAAAAGTTGGGCAATCAATTTAACTTTCCATAAATTGATTCCACGATTATTCCAGTCTTGAAGTAAAATATTTAAACTACGTCTACCTGATTTAAGATCATAGCCACTATTGGTTCGGATCCCACAACGTTCGTAGGCTTCCTCGACAATCTCGTCGATTGCTAGATTGAATGCTGTTGTTCCTGATGTCGCCATAATTCATTATAATAAATCGTTGATGTAGCCTCCGCCACTTTTCATTACGACGGTTTCTCCACCGATGGATTTTTTAGTTACTTTCTTTTTATCTTTTACGTTAAGCCAATCTTTTGCGTTTTTTTCCATATTCTTTCTGCTAAATATTTTACGCTTTCCTGCTTCATAAGCTCCTGCAGCCACCGTAGCGGCAGCAACTGCTTTACCAATGTGTGTTTTTCTGCCTAGTTTTTTCAAAATAGCTAGAGCTTTAGCTTTAGGTGTTTGTTTATAAGCAAATTTCAATTGTGATAATAATCTTGCTGTTTTAGGTGGAAGTGTTGTAGATGTTCCTGATAGTGGAGCTTTTTGCATTTTCCCTAAAGTTGTTAAATATTTTTTATAATCTGTTGCCTGTTTGTAGCCACCTCTTTCACGGTATTTAAATAATCTATCTAATTTTTTACCAGTTTTGTCACTTATTTTTTTAGCGTCCCAACCTGAAGGAGCTTCGAATGTATTCGTTTTAGCCCCCGTCCAAAGTCCTTTTTTAGCTTTAATCGGACCGCCTTTAGATCTTACATCTACTACTGACTCAAGCTGTTTTTTTTCTCCTTGAATTGTTTTTTGTGCGTAATCTAAATCTTTTGCAGTAAGTCTATCTTCTCCTTTATTTTCCTTTGCACGCTTATAAACTTCTCTTATATTTTTAAGAGACTTATCCCATTTAGAGTAACCCTGCTTGCCGATTAGATTGGACCTAGGTCTCTTTTTTATTTTAGAGCCATAAGGAGAGTCCTCATCTTTAAGAATCCAGTTAGCATATTCTAATCCTTGTTTAGCAGCACTTTTCTTTTGTATATATTTACTTTCTTTAGCTTTCACAGATAAATTCGGTCTCCAGCCTGGAACATAAGCTGGTCCCTGCTTGA